CTGAAATGGGAACAAATCCGACCACAGGAAGACGGCATCGTCTTTTATGAATGCGAGCATTGCCACAAGCTGATTGCCGAGCATTATAAAACGCAGATGTTGGAAGCCGGACATTGGGAAGCTACCGCGCAGTCAATTGATGGACTGACGGCCGGTTTTCATCTGTCCTCGCTTTACTCCCCGATCGGGTGGCTGTCTTGGGCTGAATGTGTGCAGATCTACGAGAAAGCCAAAAAAGATGCCACGCTGATGCAAGGTTTCCGAAATACGATTTTAGGCGAAACCTACGAGCAAGAAAGCGAGGCTCCGGAATGGCAACGGCTCTATGAAACCCGGGAAAATTACCCGATGGGTGTTGTGCCGCGCGATGGTTTATTCCTGACCGCCGGCGTTGATATTCAAAAGAACCGTATCGAATGCGAAGTGGTCGCCTGGGGCCGGCAAAAACAGAGCTGGTCCGTTGATTACTACGTTTTGGACGGTGACACAGCCAAGCCTGAGGTTTGGGCCAAACTGGCTGAAATCGTCAATAAAGATTACCCGCACGAAAGTGGCATAACGATGCCGATCAGGATAATGTGCGTTGACTCCGGTTATGCCACACAGGACGTTTACTCGTTTGTGCGCCAGTTTAACCAAGCTGTTTGGGGAGGTAACGGTGCTAGGGCCAATGCACCGCGAACTGTTGTCGCCATTAAAGGTCAAAGCCGCGATACTGCGATAATCCTGTCCACTTCAAAGGCCGATACGAAAAAGAAAGGCCTGAAGGTATGGAACGTATCTGGACCGGTTATCAAAACGGAACTTTACCGCTGGCTTAAAATGGAACGTATTGGAGAAGAAGCTTCGCAATTTGGGCGATGTCATTTTCCTCAATATGCTGAGGAGTATTTTAAACAGCTGACCGCTGAACGTCAGGTCGTTAAGATTTCAAACGGCTATCCGAAGTCCGTTTGGGAAAAGGACCCTACAAGGCGAAACGAAGCATTGGACTGCCGTGTTTATGCACGTGCCGGGGCGGCCATTTATGGTTTAGACCGGTTATCCGAGCGTGGCTGGCAAGAGTTAGAAAGCATTATCCCTGCAACATCAGAACAAAAGCCCAAAAACAAGCAGTCACGTTTTATACAGATGCAACCAACAAGGATGGATGATCCATGGCTATCGATATAACAACCTTAAAAGCAAGATTAACGGAAGCGGAAGAAGCTTATCATCAACTGATGGTGGGAGCTAAAGAAGTATCAGTCAGCGTTGGTCAGTTTGGAACGGTGACTTATAATCAGGTCAACCGTTCGGCACTGGCACTTTATATTACAAACCTTAAGAATCAACTCGCCGATTTAGAGGGCAAGGTTTCGTGCAAACGTAAAATTATGAAAGTAGCATTTTAATGACCGATACATCACACAAAGCGGCTTCGCTAACTCTGCGCGAGATAGCCTCATGGCTTCCAAGTCACGGTTCGGCCGACAGCGATCTCTTGCCGGAGCTGGACACTATTGTCGCTAGGTCGCGTGACTTAACCCGTAACCATGGAATAGCGGCTGGAGCGATACAAACTCTGTCCGATAACATTGTCGGTACCGGATTTCGTTTATCAGCCAAACCTGATTATAAAACACTCGGTAGAACCAAAGAATGGGAGGAAAAATGGCAGGCTCACGTTGAGAGTCTTTGGCGGTCATGGGCCGAGACCTTTGACTGCGATGCCGCACGTTCCTTAAACTTCCATGGCCTGACAACTCAAGTTTTTAAGTCTTGCCTGATCAATGGCGAGGCTTTGGCACTTCCTCTTTGGTTAAAAGACAGACCGTTTTCTACCGCAATTCAGCTGGTAGAGCCGGATCGCTTGTCAAATCCGAATAATCAGATGGATAATAAAACCCTCCGCGGGGGAATTGAGATTGATAAATATGGCGCACCCATTGCCTATCATATTCAAAAAAACCACCCTGGCGATTATTGGACGGAACTAAGGTCTTGGGAGCGTATTCCAGCATTTACTTCTTTTGGCCGGAGACGAGTCCTACATGTTCACGATGTGAGCCGCATTGGTCAATCCCGTGGAAAGCCGATCCTCAGCTCTATTATGCCGATGTTCAAAATGCTGGACCATTACGAACGATCCGAGCTTCAGGCCGCGATCGTCAACGCAATGATAGCCGCATTTATTGAAACTCCGATGGATGGCGAAAGCCTGAACGAACTGTTCGGCGGCTCAAGTGATGATTACCTGTCTGCAAAAAAGGATTGGCAGGTTAAACTTGAAGGTGGCTCTATCATCCCTGTTTTTCCTGGTGATAAAGTCGCGCCATTCACACCATCACGACCGAACTCGGCTTATGGAGCTTTCGTTGAAAACTTGCTCCGACATATCGGAACCGGCCTTAATATTCCTTATGAATTGCTCTTGAAAGACTTTTCAAAGACCAATTATTCATCGGCCCGGTCGGCATTGCTCGAGGCTTGGCGATACTTTAACGGCCGCCGACAATGGCTATCGACCTATTGGGCCACGCCGGTTTATGAGCTTTGGCTGGAAGAAGCAGTCAATAAAGGCTTGGTTGATGCACCGGACTTTTACGAGAACCGTTACGCTTACACAAGATGTAAGTGGATTGGTCCGGGGCGCGGCTGGGTTGACCCGGTCAAAGAAGCTCAGGCCTGTCAAATCCGAATGGATATCGGACTTTCAACATTAGAGGCCGAATGTGCCGGTCAAGGCTTGGACTGGGAAGAAGTCCTTGAACAACGGGCAAGAGAAAAAGCCAAACTCGCCGAATTAGGTTTAACAACAGGAGAAAATAATGAAACTAATGCAAAAAACGATATGGGCAATAACGCCCGAAATGCTTTCATCAATGATTGCGATAGCGCACCAGACGAACCGAACCCCTGAGGCTATCGCCAAAGAAATGGGTAAGGATATGAAAAACACGCACGCCGTCTCACTTCGAGGCGGCGTTGCTGTTATACCGGTGACCGGACCATTATTCAGGCACGCAAACCTCTTAACAGCGGTTTGTGGCGCGACTTCTTATGAAATTCTAGCGCAAGACTTTAACAAAGCCTTGAACGACCCGAACATCTCTGCCATTGTGTTTGATATGGACAGTCCAGGTGGCGAAGTTAACGGATGCTCTGAACTATCCGATATGATTTACTCTGCTAAAGGTAAAAAACCGATTATTGCCTATGCTTCCGGTTCGTGTTGCTCGGGAGCTTATTGGATTGCTTCAGCCTGTGATAAAATACTTGCCTCGGACACAGGGATTCTTGGTTCTATTGGCGTAGTATCCATACTTGAAAAATCTGATGATGATAAAAAGACTATAGAAATCGTATCATCTCAAAGTCCAAATAAGCGTCCCAATGTGGAAACCGATGAAGGTAAAGCAAAAATCCAAGCCCATATTGATGCGCTGGCGGAAGTATTCATCAGCAAAGTTGCCCTCCATAGAGAAGTAGCCCCCATTGATGTCATTGAAAACTTCGGTGGTGGAGATGTCTTCGTTGGAGAACAAGCTGTCCGTATTGGTCTGGCGGACGGGCTTGCTTCGTTTGAAGGTATTATTACAGACCTTAATCTAAAAGCTAAGGAGAGTTTTATGAACGAACAACCTCAATCAACTCCTTTGGATATTAGAGCTGAAGAACGCGGGCGTATGTCTGCTGTCTTTACCTCGGATATCGCTAAAGGAAGAGAAAAAACAGCACAAATGCTACTAGCAAAAACTGATCTACCAGCGGGTGACATACTGGCCATTTTAGAAACAGTGCCTTCAGCCAAACCAACTGACGCACTAGAACTGGCAATGGCTAACATTAAAAATCCAGAAATAGCCGCTTCGATGGAAGATAAAGAAGAAACACCAGAAGATATAGCGGCTCGTATCGCTTCTTACTCAATTGGAGGTTAAAAATATGACCGCAAAAGGATTTACGGATCAAGGATCTACAACTGCTGACAACTTAATTGCCGGTGAATTTCCACGTGTCTCTGGATTAGTAATTATCACGGGCGGTAATTATCCCCGTGGTACAGTTCTGACAGCATCAGATGGTAGCTTTAGCATCTGTGGAGCTGCTGACAAACCCGAAGCCATTTTGGCCGAAGCTGTTGATGCCAGTTCTGAAGATAAAGAAGCCATCGTTTATTTA